TCTGCCCTTTCACTTCGTGCCACTGAATATCTCCAGCGCTGGAAAGAAGTAGTACAATTTAGTTCTAAGGATTATTCGGATCAGATGGCTGCCCAGTTTGGTATTAAAGCCCCCGAGTATATGGGTAATCATGCTCATTATATTGGAGGTTGGTCCAGTGTTATTAATATCAACGAAGTGGTTAATACCAATCTTGATACTGATTCTTCTCAGGCTTCTATTGCCGGCAAAGGTGTATCTAGTAATTCTGGTCATGTTCTTACTTATGATTGTGGTGCTGAACATCAAGTTATTATGTGTGTCTATCATGCCGTACCTATGTTGGATTGGGAATTGACTGGTCAGGCTCCCCAGCTGACTGTGACTTCTGTATCTGATTTTCCGCAACCTGCATTTGATCAACTTGGCATGCAGGCTGTTCCCGCTCTTAATCTTCAGAATAATCCCGGACGTAACGTTGCAGGTTCTCTCGGTTATAACCTTCGTTATTGGCAATGGAAATCTAATATTGATACTGTTCATGCCGGATTCCGTGCTGGTGCTGCCTATCAGTCTTGGGCTGCTCCTCTTGACGGTTGGCAGGTGTTGACTTCCGCCGGTGCTTGGTCTTATCAGTCTATGAAAGTTCGTCCTCAACAGCTGAACTCTATTTTTGTTCCCCAGATTGATGCTGCCAATTGTTCCGTTGCATTTGATCAGTTATTGTGTAATGTTAATTTTCAAGTATATGCTGTTCAGAATTTGGATAGAAATGGTTTACCTTATTAATTGTTTTTGTTATGAGAAATTTTGCTTATAAGAACCCCGATTATATTAAGAATGAGGTTATTCCCGAGTTGGTTGAAGAACATCCTTGCTATCAACAGTCTGTATACGATACTGTTATGTATGATGAGTCTCTTGACGGTGATTTGATTCAATGCGATATGACGCAGATTCTTCTTAATCAGGAGAAGTATCGCCGTCTTCTTGGTGACATGAATGTTCAGAATATTCTTGCCCGGATGCATCCTACCCAGTCTACTGTTATGGATGGTATGACTGATGAGCAACGTTTTAATTGTGTTATTTCCCGTCATTGTCAGACTATGTCGGAACGACAGGCTGTTTTGCAGCAGCTGGCTAGTGAAAAGTCTGAAATTACCAAGTACGCACAGGAAATGTTGGCAGAGCAACAGTCAGCGCCCGATGAGTCGCCCGCCCCTGACGCCGGTGCTCAATGAGGTTCTATGATATTGGAGAAAGTCCCTTAATGGGACACTCCGAAAAGCATATTGCTCCGCTTGTTCTTGGAGGTATTATTGCTGCCGGTGCTTCACTTGCCGGTAATGCTATTGGTGCTTCTTCGCAGAATAAGACCAATCAGACCAGTATTGATATTAACCGCGAGAATAATGCGTTTAATGCTCAGCAGGCACAGATTCAGCGTGACTGGCAGGAAAAGATGTGGGGAATGAATAATTCTTATAATTCCCCCAATGCAATGATTTCTCGTGGTCTTAATCCATTTGTCCAAGGTTCTGCTGCTATGGCTGGTTCTAGATCTCCTGCTTCTGGTGGTGCTGCTGCTTCTGCCTCCTCCGCTCCTAGTTTACAGGCTTTCCGTCCCGATTTCTCTGATGTCGGTACTGCTCTTGCTTCTATGGCACAGGCTCGTGCTGCTATGCTTAATGCTGAACAGAACGCTGCTCTTACTCCGTATAAGATGCAACAGATCTTGGGCGATACCAATTATCGTAACATTGGTGTTGGTCAGTCAGGTTATTGGAATGCTTCTACTGGTAGACGTTCCGCTTTATTGGACCAGTCCAAGGAGTATCAGGAACTTAAGAATATGGAGTTTGCCGGTCGTTTGACTTCTGCCCAAGAGGCGCAGATTCTGCTTGATTCTGAGGCTCAACAGGTACTTAATAAATATCTTGATGAGCAACAACAGGCTGATTTGTTTATTAAAGGCCAGACACTTGCTAATCTGTATGCACAAGGTTCTTTGACCGAGGCGCAATATAAGAATCAGATGGCTCTAGCTATTAAGACAGCTGCCGAAACGAACGGCATTCGTATTAATAATAGGATTGCTTCTCAGACTGCTGACTCTCTTATCTATGCTAATATTCAGTCTAATCGTGCTCGTGGCTTAGGTTCATTATGGGATTCGAAGAATATTAATGTCCTTAAGAATATGGAGTATTCTAAAGATAAGGCCTTGCGTGATTATTATAAATGGTCATCTAAACAGAAGCAGAAGGATGTCAATTCTTATGAATTGCGTAATGCTATTGATTACGGTACCCGTATATTCCAAGGAATTAGTAATGCTGTTGGCCGTAAATAAATACATTCTTTAGGACTAGGAGCCCATCGCGGCGTTTGAGCGATATACACCCGCCGCCCGCGTAGGGCCTGATCGAAAAATGGAGCGGAGCGACCTCTTTATAGGAGCGCCCCGCTCCGGTATTTTAGCACGGAGTGCGCAAAGGCAAGACAGTCCCTGCCTTGCCGTGCCTATACACCTTTGTATACATCCACTTGTTAATTAAGCGAAGCCCCTAGTTGTGTGCGAAGCAAATTCGAGTTATCCTCTCGGATTCTCCCGTTTCTTGTCTATAAACGCACAACTCACACTCTATGGTATAATCTAAAAAAAATAGTTTTTCTTTGGATTTATGAAAATAGTTCGTATCTTTGCACTGTGTAGAAGTTACAATTATTATTAATTATTTAAATTATTACAGTTATGCAAAGATTTATTATTTCAGTTAAAGACAGAAACACTGGTCGTGATGCTTTTTCGCCTTATGTCGTTAGTTCTCTCGATGGTCTTGGACGCTATTGCGAACGTTTTTGTCCATTGGGTTTTATTGTTGTTGTGGACTCGATTAAAGAGGAAGATGATTTTGTTGAATTTAAAAATCAGAACGGTAATGAAAAGTAGTAATATTTGGAAAATTGTGATTGGCGCTGTTTCGGCGGCTCTTGGTTATATTCTTAATGCTATTGGATTATGAATAGTGCTCTTATGGATTTTCTTGAGCATCTGTTGTCTTTTAACTTGCATTTTACGATAACAAGTGCTAAACGCTCTATTGCTGAAAATAAGGCTGCCGGTGGTGTCCCTAATTCGCAGCATCTGTTTGGAGAGGCTATTGATATTAAGCCTTATGGTTCTACTTCTTATAGTCGGTTGCTTGAGCATATCCATAGTTATTCGGACAATATTCATGTATTTGACCAGCTGATATTATATCCTACGTTTATTCATATTTCGTTTGGTGGCCGTAATCGTCATCAGGTAATTTATAAACGCAAATAGTTATGAAATTTTCTCCTGATTTACTTAAGACTGTTGATCATTGTCAGCATCGTTCGTTTATTACGAACAAGTACACTGGTGCGCGCATTGCTGTAGATTGTGGTCAATGTGATTATTGTATCCATAAGAAAGCTAAAAAGGCGTCTATGCGTGTGAAGACCGCAGGAAGTGCTTTCAAGTATTCTTATTTTGTAACTCTTACTTATGACAATGAACATCTTCCTCTTATGAATTGCAGTGTTCTCCATAGTGATTATGAGGATGCCTTAGGTATTTCAGGAGATATTCATTTTGGTAATGAACATCATCAGTATATCCCTGTTTCCGAGTATCAATGTGATGATAACTCCATGTTGCGTCATATATTTTTCGAACAGGTTCAAGGCACTGTGCCGTTTGACCGTGAAATTAAGGAATATCTCCCTGTTAAGGATAATTGGTTTCTTAGTATGGATGCTATTCGTAGTTTTATCAATAAGACGCAGGCCGTTGACAAGACGGATTATCCCGCTTCTGCACAATACGGTCGTGATAACCTTATTCCCTTTCTGAATTATGTTGATGTTCAGAATTATATTAAACGTTTACGTAAACATTTGTCTTTGAAATTAGGTTCTTATGAAACGTTACATTTCTACGCTGTGGGTGAGTATGGACCCGTGCATTTCCGCCCGCATTATCATCTCCTATTATTCACAAACTCGGACAAAGTCTCCGAGGTTTTACGATACTGTCACGATAAGAGTTGGAAACTCGGTCGTTCAGATTTCCAACGTTCCGTTGGTGGCGCTGGCTCGTACGTTGCGAGTTACGTTAACTGCTTGTGTGCTTCTCCCTTGTTATATCGCTCATGCCGCGCGTTTAGACCCAGGTCTCGAGCGTCTGTCGGATTCTTTGAGAAGGGTTGCAATTTCGTTGAAGACGAAGACCCTTATGCGCAAATTGAGCAAAAAATCGATTCTGTCGTTAACGGAAGAGTCTATAATTTCAATGGTGTCAGTGTTCGGTCAACTCCACCCATGTCGTATATCCGTACCTTATTGCCCCGATTCTCGTCTGCTCGCAATGACGATAGTACTACGATTGCTCGAATTCTTTGCGCTGTGCATTCAACGCCAAAGAGAATTGCAAGGTTCGGATTCGTTGGCTATGAACAGGACTCGGTTTTGAGTCTTGTTCGTACTTATTATCAATATCTTAAGGCTAATTCTATTCTTACTGATGATGACAAGATTATATTACATGCTTCTCGGTGTCTTACTAGGTTCTGCAACAGTTCTAGTGATGTCGATATTGAGTCTTATATTAATAAACTGTATCGGTTGTTCCTATATGTCCATAAGTTCTTCCGTAACTGGCATCTCCCTCTCTTCGGCTCTGATGTTAGTGCTTACTCCGGTCGTATTATGTTTATCATTAAAACAGGCATAGAATATGAACAGAAAGCGAATTATGAAAGTTTACGAAATGCATATGACCTCCGTTCCCGATACCCAGACATATCGGATTGTATGTTTGCGTTGCCTCAGAACGGGCAAGAGGTTGATGTCTTGTCGAATATTTCACGTGAAACGATTCAACTTCTTGAGCAACTCCGGTACCGTAGTTCGACATTCTGTCGTGATATGATTAAGCATAAGCAACTTAATGATGCTAATAATATATTTAATCGTATGGTTTAATTTTAATTGATTATGAGTGATTTTAATCCTTTAGACCGAGCTAGGATTTCTACCCATCGGTCTTCTTTCGACTTGAGTTCGAAAAAATTGTTTACAGCTAAAGTTGGTGAAATTCTTCCTTGTTATTGGCAGATTGCTATTCCAGGTAACAAGTATCGTATTTCGTCTGACTGGTTTACCCGTACTGTCCCGGTGAATACGGCTGCCTATACCCGTATCAAGGAGTACTATGATTTCTATGCTGTGCCATTGCGTCTGATTTCTCGTGCGCTTCCACAGGCATTTACTCAGATGACGGACTATGTGACTAGCGCTTCTAGTTCTTCTGAAAATACCTCTGCGCTTACTTCTGTTCCTAACGTTGCTCAGAGTGATTTTAGTGTGTTTCTTCAGTTAGCTAATGCTAGTGACCAAACTAATTCTCGTGATGACGCAGGTCTCCCTATCGTTTATGGTACTTGTAAGTTGCTTGATCTGCTTGGTTATGGTTCTATGATTTCATCTACCAATACAGGCAAGGCTGCTATTACTAAGAAGTATCTAGGTGTTGATAATCTTGGTGATGCTGATAACCCTTTGGTTTATTCGTCTAGCCAACTTGTTAACATTCTTCCTCTGTTGGCTTACCAGAAGATCTATTTCGATTTCTTTAGTAATTCTCAATGGGAAAAGCATTTAGCTTATGCTTATAATGTTGATTATTGGTCTGGTACTGGCAAAATTTCCTTGGCTGTGAATATGCTTAAACTCCGTTATGCCAACTATCCGAAGGATTATTTTATGGGTATGCTTCCCTCTTCTCAGTATGGTTCGGTAGCTGTTTTGCCGAGTGTATTATCTCCTACTGAAAACCCTTCTCGCGTCTATGCTTATACTTCGGGTACTGGTTCTGTTGGTTCTATTATTAATTCTGCTTCTTCTACTGCTATTACTACTAATAATACCTCTACTTCTGCTCGTTATGCAACTTTAAATTCTGATCTCTCTGCCCTTTCACTTCGTGCCACTGAATATCTCCAGCGCTGGAAAGAAGTAGTACAATTTAGTTCTAAGGATTATTCGGATCAGATGGCTGCCCAGTTT